AAGTGCTCATCTTATGCACCTGCCTCAACCATAAGAGAGGCGATTTCTTCTCTAGCGTTTCCGACTGCCTCGAAAAAGTTTTCAGGATCTGAAACATATCCAAGTTTGAAAGAAAACTTGCCAGCGATATTTCCGTACCATAATTCGTACATACCATCGACTTTGTAAAGGCGATAGTTTTCTGACTTTGCGATTAACTTGAACTTCATTTTCTTGCCTTCCTGTTGGGATCCGTTCTCTCGGATCTGTTAAGAGAAACCTTAGCCCATAAATTACGGAAAAGGCAAAACTAGCCAATCTTTGCCCGTCGGCGCGGCGCGGGGAATTGTGCGAGGATTGAGCCATGATCCGAGTCCAAATCTCCCTGTGGAGCCTTGCCGTCATGGTGGAGGCTGAGTTGAAGTATCCCGATCAGATCGACGACATTGTTAACCGCGCCTCTACACTCTTCGTAACGGGGCTTATGGCGGCCAAAAATCAGGATCTAGACATCACACAAGTCAATTTTATCGACCTCGGGGATGAATCATCCGCCGAAGAGGATTAGACGAATTGGGTAAAAATGTCTATATTTCCGCCCGAGAAATTGTCGCATTGGATGGCCGCTTCGATCGCTTTTCTAACCAAAACTGCCGCAACTTCAGGGAATTCCACATCCTCCGCGCCTAGAGCCTTGAGCGCTCCGAGAGCATAATCTCCGCCGGATCCAGCCCTGTAAAGTTTGCTTGTCGATGTTTCCCACGAATAATCATCTGAAACCTTGAATATCTGCCCTCGGACGGCAACTAACAAATTGTTATCGAGGCGGACTGTTTCATCTTCTTTTTTCCACTCAGATCCGGCGTCTAATAATTTCCGGCGAAGGGATGGAATGAAGAGTCGAGTCATATAACTTTCCGGCGATCCACGGAATCGAGGCGCAGTCCATCCATGTTCGAGGATATTCAATCCGCGAACGGCACCTGATCCGGCAATAAAAGTCGGTCCGTTTTGGAAAATCTTAGGATCTCGGACATAAATGAATTCACCGTTTGTATCACTTGCCTTTGAGTCGGCTCCTAATACGCACCAGCCGTCGCCTTGAATTCCTACGAGGGTAGTCATTACTCAAGCCACAACCGGTATTCGGAAGTTACGCGACCCTTCTCAGGATCAACGAAGTGCAAGCGCTGAGAGGCTTCGCCATTTGCGGCAAGAAGATCACGAGCGTATCTGTTGCCAGTCTCAACTGCTCCGGACATAAACACAGATCCTTCGCCGTTGGCCATATTCCACGACTGATGCTGATGGTAATGACCGATATAGAGGTCGCGGAAATCAAATCCCTTAGTGATCTCATCAACTTCATCGAAGAACTTATACGCGCCGGATTTCCAACGATCGGCAAAACGCACGATTGTTGATGCGGTTCCCCAACGGATTTCGTCTCCATGAATGAGCAACGCTTTATAGTTTCCAATAGTCACGCGCTGAATGTCCTCCTTGGTCATTTGCCAAGTAAGGCGCTTCTCATCTCTAAGTGCTTGCCCTGCGAACATATAAGTCAATTTGTCCCAGTTAATATCTTTAGGCAATTCACCAAACTTTCCAATGCGACCGTGGTTGCCCGGTTCGCATATTACTGTTACCTTCTCAAAGTTTGCGAGAAGTATTCGCACAATGTCTATGAGAATACGAGATGCCTCAACGAACTGAGTCATAACATCAGAATCGACCTCATAGACCTGAGCTGGAAAGATAGTTGTATTTTCTACAATATCTCCACCGAGCATAAGAACGATCTCCTTAACGGGGTGATCTGCTCTTTGGATATTAGCGATGCGAATTGTTTTCTCAACGGACTGCTTAACGAGTCGCTCACACTCTTTAGTGTTGTAGGTAAGGGTGTGTTTTCCTAACTGCCAATCCGTAGAGTGAAGTAGTGCAACCTCTCCACGCTTACTCCGTGAATCTTTCTTCGGAGCAGGTACGACTGGCATTGGTCCAGCGGCTAGCATCGCATCGTGCGCGGCATTAACTACGGCTTGCGTAAAGTCCTCTTTGTTTCTCTTGAGGTCGGCAATAGTTTTTTGCGAGCGCAGTAATGCCTTGCGAAGTTCATTAACATCTTGCGATTCCGGCTCGGGGATTTTATTTAGTCGGTCGCTGAGTGTCATTCGATCCCCATTATGTCTTTACCGTGTTTTGTGTAACCCTCTTTATCGAGCCACGAATCATCTTTGTAAGGGTTATGAAAAAGGCGAACGGATTTAAGCGCATCCATCATTAGCGCAACTTGATACGCAGGAATATCGTCTTCGAGTTTAAGGAATCCAGCCCATACGCGACCAATAGCAGTGAACTCAATAAACGCGTCGCCGTACTCATCTAAGCGTTCTTCGAGGATTTCATCTACTCGACTACGGGGCATTTGCATCGTCCATTTCTATGATTGTTGAAAGTAACTTCAGCGATGTGATAGCCCTCAGATCTAAGAGCGGCTACGAGAGTCATAGACGGAGTGCCTTTTTTAATATGATCGAGGAGTTCTTTGCGATCTACTTCGTCCAGCATCTCGAGAATAATTGCGAGAGTGCATTTGCTTTCAGATTTAGTTGTGTGTCGTTCAATAGAATCGGCTAGCGCCATAGTTGCCCCCTTATGAGAGAAGCGTACCGAGAAAAATCTTGAGAAGCGAGTAGAAACGCTAAAAAGAAAAGAGCCGCGGCAAGTGATTTTTAGGGTCACTCGAGGCGGCTCAGTCTTGCACTCATGGTCAATAAAGTGCTACCGGCACTCTAGGGTTTTTTCCGGTGTGAATCCGTATTCAGTTTTTATGCCATTTGACATTAAGTTCAGCCTAGCAGAAAACCCTGTCGCTAATTAGCACAGGCTATCGAAGCCAGTACGACAGGGTTCTCGCGGTCAGCCATCGAAATGAACTGAGGGTGTTAATTCTATCGTACCGGAATATGTGGATAAACACATATTCAAGCATTACCCCTGAACATTGTTCACATAAGGCGTAATGATGTGAGATTCCGGCAACACATCCGGACTTGATGGGGGATTGTGTGGCACAGAACTACCAGCAAGGGCGGCACCTGCGGCAACGATCAAGTGATGAGAGTCCATCGCATACCCACTATTTGCCCACGCCGCCATAAATCCAGCACTCCCGAGAGCGATCGCCTTCGGGTTGGTTATCGGTACACGAATCATTGGATCCCCTTTACGAGTAAGGCATAAGTCACCTGATCCAGTATCCCAGTAACAGGGAGTCCGACTTTCTTCTGATACAACTTAACAGCGGCAAGATCAGCGGCAGTGAAGGTCGAGTTCTGAGCCACGGCAGGAATCAGACCAGCATTGAACAGAGCCTTCTCGACTATCAGTTCGGCGGCGGTTTTCTTTCCTACTACGAGATCCGATGCTTTCCACGCAGGTGCAGAGGCGGTTGTGAGGGGTTTTGATACCGCAGTGGTACTACTTTGATGGATAGCCACTCCGCCAGCCCCTAGAGCCGTTGTCGCGGCAGTTCCGATGGCTAGGGGTTTGTTAGTCCCTAAAGAGGTAGTCGGCTTGAGTGGGGTTTCATACTCAGGGCGCACTATCGCTAGCACATAGAGATAAGAGCGATGCCGAAGATAAACCCCATGCCCGTTGTATTGAGATACATCCGTCATGTGCTCCGGTCCAGTATTTCCGCCAACGGTAGTGATTCCATCTCGGGAGGCATTTACAACGATCTCAACATGGTCGGCGATTCCATTACCAGCCCACGAGAAGAAAACTAGATCACCCGGCTTGCCTTCATATTTATTGACTACGCCCTTGCGTTGCTGAAACCACGAAAGACCGGCAGGGCAATAGGAGAACCCTTTAGGAGTTTGAGCGGCTACGAGATGGGAGAGATCATTTTGCGCGAATACCCACGATACGAACATAGCGCACCACGGCTCGTTTGGAACTCCATACCAATCGCCATACGGGTTGGCATCAGTAGTGCCACCGTAAAATCCGACCTGTTTTTGTGCAGTCGTAACAATATCGAGCGCATTAGACACGATGAACGACCTTAAAGAGAATCAGAAAGGTGGACAAGATAAAGGCAATATGTAAAAAGTCAGCCTTACGATTCATCTCTCCCCCTAAATAAAAATAGCCTCGACCCCTAAAGATCGAGGCTATCCAATTTTACTACTTGGTTGATTCGGCCTTTACGACCTTGTTTGCATCTGCTAGAGCCACATCGACTACCGCAGTCACGACCGGAGCGGGTGCGCCAGTATCAGCCACGATCGTATTAACGAGCGACTTAGGATTAACACGCGCCAAGATTGGAGCAAGCAATCCACCAACGAACGCCTCGATAGCGATCTTCTTAACTGCATCGTGAGGGTTGATCTGATACGAAGCGTATCCAGCGGCAACGATTCCGTATGCGTAATGCTCGAGGAGTGCCTTTTCTTTAGCCGTTATCTTCAACTTTGCCATTTTTGTCCTTCTTTCCAATTAGGTTGCGAACATATTTTTCTGCTTCGAAATCACTAGCCGAAGCGTGGTGGATTCCGCCGACTCCCCTATGATGCTTTTCGCAGAGCCATAAAAGATTCGCTCCTGATTCTACCCACTTTCCTACCTCATCGGGGTTGCTGATCCCCGGATAGTCAATCTCGAGCCATTTAAGATCGACTCCATTTTGTAGGCTGAACTCAACATGGGCGTGGTGTAACTCTAAGCCTCCGGCGCACTCAGAGAAGTCGGCTCGGTGCTCTCCGATTGAGCATTTAGCCGAATCCTTTGTGGCGTTGCGGTACGCATTAAAATCCCGATAGTGGGGATCCGTTTCTCGCGCTTCGTGCGGAGGATAGTGAACAACATAATTGTTCGTAATCGCTTGATCGTGGGCATCCATTAAATATCGAGTTTGGTTTTGATTACGGCTTGATTAACTTGTAATTCGTGAAGTGCCACATCTTGACGGTTTAGTTGATCCTTAATAGATCCCCCACCGTTTTCGTACATCTGATATTCGATTTTGTCTAAACGCTTATCCATCTTGTTGAACTTTTTGTTAATCCAGAAAATTGGCGCTCCTATAATTACCACGCTTTCCAAAACCGCCCAAATAGCGTTTGAAACCGTGTTTGCGTTATTCCAAAATATCATTGTTGCGCCCTTTCGGGTTATTGTTTAGACGAGTGTGATCGTTCTAATTGTACCGTTCGCATCGACAATTTTCAGAGTGTTAGTTGTAGAGTTGAGCCACATATCACCCTTGCGAGTATTAGTTGGATCAGTAGCGACAACGGGAACGGTAAAACGACCAGCGGTTTCAAGTTTGTTTAAACGAGCATCAAGTCCTTGAAAAAGATCACGCAACGCAGGTGGCTGATTTACATACGGCATTTGTTACCTCAGTTCGAAGTTGTTGTGAGAGTTAAGGTTACGCGCTCCGGTCCATTTTCGCCCGGCGATACATTAAGCCCAATGATTCGGAAGTTACCATCGAACTCAGATGGATAGAACGGATCTGTAATAACTACGCGAGCCTGATCTCCGAGATTGTAAGTTCCGAATACAGGATCAGCATAAGGCGGTGCAACGATTTGTAATGTCTGTGGAGGATAAGAGGCGGCTAATACTTGACCATTTGCCAATCCAGTAAGCAAGGTCGAATCCGTGATGTTGGAATAGTTAGTTGAATCTTCAAGGAGTGGCCAGCCTGAGCCGGTCTTTGTTGCATCAGTTCCGGTAGCGATTAACTTGCCTTCGTTAGATCCGGCACCTGTTGCGTACACAGTATTAACGGCCTTCGATCCATCTTCCTTGTAGTTGTATTGCACCATATTTCCGGCAGGGAGGATGAAAGTTGGAACGCTTGCTGAGGTAGCAGAATAAGTGTTGCCTAGTCGTGGATAACCTAGTTGAAGGGTTTTCGTGGGGTTTCCATCGCCATCGTAAGCAACTTTGATGTTGAAGTCGAATCCGTTGTTATTCTTAGCAAGATCCGAGAGCGCATTAAAATATGACTTCAATTCATAAGAATAATAAACCTGCGACACAGTTACGCCCGAAGTATTTGACGGAATGATCACGCCAATATTTCCATACGGGACTGATTGTGCGGCTTGAATCAACTGTTGGGCAATAGTAAGTTGATCGACATTTGAGTAAGCCTGAGTTGTGGTAATGCGACGGCGCTCGAAATAGGACTCGAACTCTCTAGCCGTAATCTTTAGGTGTTGATTTGATGAATCATATTCTCTGCCCCATATAATTCCGCCCCATACGAGAACACCGGAACGATCTACATAGATAGCGCAACGACCCGGAATCGTAGAAGCGAGAACATTTAGCCCTGCGCTATTGACTCCGGATAAAAGGAGGTCACCTGTAAAAGTACCAGCCGCATTAAGTTGTTGAGTAAAATTAACATTTGTTAAAGGCAACTCAGCGAGGATCTGATTAGTCAGAACATCAGCGAGAAGGTAGCGGTAATAGGTAGCCATACCCGTACCTTACTTGCTAGAAGTTTCAGGTGCTTCCCATCGGAAAGTTGTTGTGTTTAGCACATAAGTTGGGTTTGGTTGAGGCTCTATAAAAGCATCAAGTTTTTCATCATATTGAAATCCTTGACCAGCGCAGTTTCCACGAAATTGTTTTTTCCCAGATGGGATCATCCCATCCATGTTTTTAATATAGTGCACTCCATTCACAGTGTTGTATGAAGTTTGCAACCAAGTGCCTTCTAATCCGATAGAGGCGATAAAGGCTTGCCCCGTAGCCTCGTCAGGAGCGTAGGCATTATCCACAACAATAACCTGTTCAACGATATTATTTTCGTTAATTTTTGCAAAATGTGCCATTTTTTCTCCTTATCCAAAAACTACTACAACATAACCAGAACCACCAGAGCCGGGTGTGGTACTGCTTCCACCGCCGCCGCCGCCTGTATTCGCTGACCCCGAGCCGCCCGGTGCATTTCCACCACCGCCAGAACCACCTGTACCATTGTTATAACCGCCGCCACCACCGGCATAAGTTACAGATGAACCGGTAATTGAGTTTGACATTCCAGAACCACCCGAGCCGGCAGTGGACGACCCTCCGTCTGCACCAACAGAACCAGCCCCGCCACCACCGGCGGAGTACCCACTAATTGATCCTGCCCCTCCGTTATTTCCTTGGCTTAATTGTCCCAAGCCTCCAGCAGTTTGCGCATAACTGTTTGTTTGACCACCACCACCGCCCGAACCACCATTAAAACCTTTTGCGGGTGAAGCACTGTTGCCATTTGCACCACCACCACCACCGCCAGTAGCAACTATAAGACCAAGTTGTGAACCAAACCCATTTTGACTGCCGATTGTTGCTCCTATTCCAGCAAGAGCAACCCCTCCCGAACCCACAGTAACTGTGATTGTCCCCGAAGGAATTATCGCAGAGGTGTTGTAAACATAGCCGCCCGCGCCTCC